TATCTCGCTCTTCTGGAAAATGGGACATGTAAGTTACAGCATCTCTAGGCCCTTCACCATAGATAAACTGTATACCTCCGGGTCCACAGCTCCTACCTTTATACTCTTTATTTTCTTTTTTCAACTCTTCAGGTATTTTTAAATAGATTACAAAAGACAACTTACCATCGTGGTCGTGTGGTGGATTAAACTCATTGGCTTTCTGATAGTTTATCCAAAGGGCAGATAAGATATACTCTGGCACTTTCTCAAACTTCTTCTTCGTATACGCTTCGTAGGCCTGGTTATATAAACCCAAAGCACTAGATACATACGGCAGTAATCGTTCTCTCGCTTCATCCGTGTACCCTGTTTCTTTCTCTATCTGTCCTGCTAGTTTACCCCTGTAATCTTCTTTATTGTTCTTTGCCTCTTCCAATAGTTTATTTTGGAAGTCTTCATTTATCTTGAGTCTGATTACACACGGACCCCAGTTAAACATACTTATCGCTATTCTACTTTTATTCTGGTCTTTTGCCATATCCTGTTCCTTCCTCTCTGTTACGCCAACGCTTTCTCCACGCATAGCTGTTCATTTTGCTACCGATAGCCTCTATCCACGACAGAGGTCTATCGATAACACGTTTATAATACCATCTTATGTCTAAAATTAAATCAGGTATCGTTTTCATTTTTTAAGTTCTCCGCAAATAGTTTTAAGATGGCACGATATGCACCACCAGATCTGTATTCATTATCGTCAGCGGGAACATCACGTCTGACACTCTCCCCGCTAACGCCGAGCGTCGTCGCTTGTCGCTTAGGTCCAGAGGAACGCAATACTGCAGAACTTGTACCCCTATCTCGGTCACTCTTAAATTTTATTCTATGTTTTATACTCATGCGTATTTTGCCAATTTATGTATCTGATACATGATATCTCTCGATACTCTTCTATGTTCAGGATAACCAATAGAATTAGTTTTATAATCTACAAATTCTAAATTATCTATTCTATAATCTACCGTCTTGTAGTTCTTGTGGTTGATTACAAATTGTCCACCATCTTGTTGATGTAAGAGTCTTTTTGGATTGCAAAAAGCTTTTGCAACAATAATGTGAAAATAAGTTTTTACTCTTCCAGGTCTACCTGTTTGATCTAAATCGCTTGTGTACACAGTTAGATTAACATACGGTTTTTTAGCTGATATAGATCCATTCATTCTACCCTCTGCATTTAATTTTTGGTGATACCCATTTAATTTTTCTACATAAGGCCAGATGGGTTGATGATAATGTTCGTCACCTGGCATTAAGTTTTTAACTTTACGGTATGGATGATAACCACCTGTTCTAACTAACACATATTTATTTGGCATAACTCTTTTATCTATTTCCTCCAAAGGTATTCTATCTCTAGTTTCAACATAATTCATTGTGTGACCCCATAGACAATTCTAAACACACCCTTTACTGGATCCCAATAAAATTTGTCAATCTTCTTTTCGAGTTGACTGCAACTCGTCAGGAACAACAGGATCATAATTCCTAGCCCAAATTTTTTCATCTATCTCTCCTTCCGACCAACAGTTTATACACTGTACGATGGTCTGCATTTCTGTTCTGAGATAGCCATTGCCTTTACACTCAGGACATATTTTAGGTTTACCTGTCGACATAGTCGTGCGTCTGTTTAGGCAACCACTTATAGTCATAGACTTTCTTGACTGTACCTGGAACAGGTCCTCTCTTTTTTATCTTCAACCTTATCATGTTGTTCACACCATCTTTAATTCTTTTGTGCTCTGCTAAGATAGATGCTTCTCTTGCTACCACCTTGTCCAACATTCTCTTTCTAACATAGTTAGGATCTCTACCTGCTAATCCACACACGTAATTAAAATTACTACCATGTTTGATCCAACTTAAAGCTTCTAACGCTGCTCTATTGTCTGTAGAATAGAATGCATCATCAAAAGCTTTAGCCAGAACTGCGATCCAAAGCTTTTGCTCTGGTTCTTTGTTTTGTTCGACTAAATGAATAACATCACTATTTGCTAGTGGTGCTCTGTATTTTCCCATTTAGCTTCCTCACTTTCTCGTTTGCTATTTTTTCAATCGTTTTGCTAATCGATAACGTCACATCAGGATCTAAATTCTTCGACAATGTGTCTAAGATCTTGTATGTTGCGTGTGATAACGAAACGTTTCTATATTTGCTTGTGTCTGTCATATTTTTTCCTTTCACAAATATATAGGATAATCATATAGGATTGTCAATGATAAAATATTTAATGATGATAAAAGTTTGTTCTGCTCTCTACGGAGAGTGTATGCCGGAATTTCGCCACCCGGTTGTGTATGATAATTGGTATGATTGTGCCCAAGCTGGACTAAAAGAAGTAAAAGATTTAATGCAAGAAATAGGGCCTGAAGTGGTCAATAGAGATAAAATTACAGTTTCTTTTAAATGTGATGTCATATCTGGAGCTTGACATTGTGTCAAAATTGTGACAGTAAAGAATTACTTTTCTCACCTTATAACCTATTCCCTTTTTCCCTCGTGGAATAGGTTTGTCTATTGTGGTTCTTCACCACCACATATGTAGCCAATTACTTTCTTACCTTCGTATAAATGATAAACATGATTACTAAATAGTGTTCGTTTCTTATTTTCTTCTATCCTCACGTTAGTATGAAACCAACTAGAACAAGAACTATTTATTTCAAAACTATCTAGTTTGATGTCACCACCAAATGTTAGATACATAAGAGTAATCATTATGGGTTTCATATTAGAATGATTCTAAACTAACGGCCTTGGCCGCGATAAGGTTTACGTCTGGGCACACGTTTTGAGTATCTTTTTTTATGTCTTCCAGGTCTTTTTTTAGGAGTTCTTTTTACGTAGTTTGATACGCCGAAGAGCGGTCTTTTTTTAGCCATGGTCTTCGTCTAGATCACGTAGTTTCATTTCTGTATGTTCGTTTGCCACGACATATTTAATAACACCATTAATTTTCTGTTCTAAATCATAACCACAGTTTACACATCTGTATAGATATGGTTCAAAAGATACAAGAATAGTTTCTGTTTGGCATTCTGGACATTTGCCAGTTACGATTTGTGAAGTGAGTTTTCCTATTCTAGCCATGGTTTGTAAACTACTTTACCATCTTCTCTCATGGCTCGCAACGATTGGTTTCTATTACTGTTAGTAGAATACGAACAATGTATCCAGCCTGATGTTGGTTCGTTATCTTTGTAAAATTCTAAAATAAGTTGGTCAAATTCTAATTCATTTTTAATGTAAGAAGCGAGCTCCCTGTTGTCTACACCAGGTATCTCAAAGTCTGCTGCAGCTGCACTGTCATCTGCCACGTGTTGGCTGTTTACACTGCTACCAATTTCTACACAAAGCTGAGCACAACGGAATCCGCTGGATATGATTAGTGGCTTGTTATAGTGTGAACGCACTGGTTGTAATATATTTATAGCCAATGCTTTAAGATTCTCAATCTGCGCAGGATTAGGATTATTGTTAATACCTTTTCTCTCCGCTATCTGAGACTTAGTTAACTCATCAAGAGTTATATTTGCTGTAAGTTTCATTATTATAGTATACTTAAAATCTTTTTACGATCCATATATATTTCAGTCTTAGCTTTTACTTTTTTACAAGTAAATACTACTCTTTCTGGGTTTACCTCGTTCTGCGCGATACGCTTGGATTTCAAACAATCGCTGAGGCTCGGTTTGTATACATGCTCTATCATATTTCCGTTTAATGTGAGTATAAGTGCGAATACAGTTTCTATCATCGTACTACTTTTCCTTTGTTTGGTCCGTATTTAATCCTGTACTTATGTGTACCCGTACCATTTATATCTACTTCTTTTTTAAGATCTTTGACATAGCTCATTTGCTTTGCTTGTTTTTCCATGTCAGAGATATAATCTAATATTTTTCTAGTGTTTCGGTCCATTTCCATTCCTAATTAATTTTTCTACGTCTTCAGTTAATTTCTCAGTTCTTTTTTTTAAGAACTCTATATTAACTGCGTTGTTTCTCATACTTTTAAGTTCTGATTCTACATCTTCCAGTAAACCACTAACGTGCTCAACAATCATAAAAAGCTCTGCCTCTCCTGCTGATTGACCCAACTCACCTCTTGGATATTTAATTCTAAACTCTGAGTTTTGTTCTAAATCTTTTTGCATTAACTCAATTTTTGTTTGATGTTGATTGAGTGTTTCGTGCAGGCCAAAATAAGCCCAGGTCCCGATGGCAACCATCGCGATCAAACTAGCAACCGTCTTCATTGGCATTTGTACAGCTGCTGATTCAGAAATTTTTAGGGCCATAAATTACTTGTAGAAACCTTTAAAGATCCAATTGACCCATTTGTTCCATAGACCTTTGATCCAACTCCAGGCTCTGCAACAAACGTTTTTACATTTATCAATCATGTTTCTTCTCCTCAATTTCATAGAAGAACTTATCAGTATCTTCTGTTTTCCATTGACTTGTATTTTCAACATTCCACTCAGATGTCTGCACTTTCCAATCTGGCACATTGTCTTTCACCGTAAACGATGGGATGTCCCAAATGCATCTATTATTAGGTTGTGCTGCATAGTTCCCGTCATCGAGAGCTATGATGTGAGCACATTTGTGCTCGTGCGGTATCTCTGAATGGTCCGTATCTAATATATTACTTTCAGGATGGGCAAAGTCAACCGTAAATAAGTATTTACCGTGGTGCCATTTCTTGTCTTTTCCTATGTATTTACCGGCCTGTGCTTCTAAAATATCCCAAGAATGCACAGCAGGATAATAACTAAAGCAATTCCAAAGCTGTAACTCGTCAAGTCTACGTCTAGGAACTTCTTGCGGTTTAAACCCTCTTTGAATGAATGCAGATATCGGGAGACGATAGAAGATAGCTCCATTTTCCATAATACAATGAAAAAGGATACTACGCCCTGTAATAGCCGATAGACCAAAGATAATGCAGTCTTCAACTTCCCCATGATGTTTCTTAAGGTCATAGAGATACTCCTTTCTTATCTGTGCGTACTCCGGTGGTATGTTTGCGTTTAAATATGCCATAATAAATCCTCATTTAATACTGCCCCAGTTATCCCCTTCTTCATAATCTACTTTGTTAGGAATTTCAAGAGCGACAGTTGACTCCATTATTTCTCTAACCTTCTCTGCTTCTTTTTTATTTTGTATAGATATATCTAATTCATCGTGCACCTGTAGATGTGGTATGATGCCTTCTGCGTGTAAGTCTATCATAGCTTTCTTTGTCATGTCAGCTGCAGATCCTTGTATTAATCTATTCAAAGCTTTGTATGTGTATGCTCTTCTGATCCCTGGTCCGTGTTCCGCGAGTGCATCATCGTGAGGCAATGGTTTGTGGATACCGAACTGATTTGGCTCCCATAAATGAAACCTGCATAGTCTACCCAGCAACGTTCTTACTTTACCTTTACGTTGTGCTCTGTCCATCACAGCATCCATAAGTTGTTTAACAAATGGCACTTTACTGTGATACTGTTTAAATAATTCTTCTGCCTGTAACTTGTTTATACCCAGCTCTGCTTGTAATTTATTCTTACCCATACCATAGAAAAGACCTAAATTAATAGTTTTAGCTTGTGTTCTATTGATACCAGCCATGTCAGATACAATCTGGTGAAAGTCTGCATCACCACCTTTGTATGCATCAACAACATCTTCTACAGAAAAGAAACCTTGTAGCGCTGCATAATGCACAACGAGACGTGGCTCTTGTTGACTGTAGTCAAAGCAACCCCATTTACAATTCTCTTCAGGTATAAATAAACTTCTGATCCGTGGTCCAAGGTCTTTGTTCCTTGCAGGTATCTGCTGTAAGTTTGGATTGTTCATACTAAATCTACCAGTAACCGTGCCACCACTGTCACCACGTAGTTGGTTTATCTCTGCATGTATTCTACCCTTGTTTGAGTATTTTAATATTGTGTCTATAAATGTTGTGTGTGCTTTGTTTATTTCTCTTGCTTTTGCAATAGCTTGTACGATCTTGTGTGGATGATTAGCCAGAAAGTTTTTAGTAAAACTTGGTGCTTGTGTCTTTGCTGTTCTGTCGTATGGCAAACCAAGTTTATCAAATACTTTTGCTATAGATCTTGCTGCCCAGATCTGTACTTCTTGTCCTGTTTCTGCGTAAACACCGCCAAGTAATCTACTCTCCTCTTCAACCATCTTCTTCTTTTCAATAGCTGCTCTATCTTGATCTACACGTACACCTAAGAATCTCATATCTACAAGAACCGGAAACAATTTAGTCTCCATATTAAATATATCTTCAATGTCTTGGTGCATTATTTCTTTTTTAAACTCCTGCCATAGCTCCAATGTAAGTTGGGCGTCACGCTCTGCGTAAGATCCAACGTACATAGCTGGCAGCTTATACATCTCTGCTTTAGGATCTACACCCCAAGACTTTGCAGCTTCATATAATGCAGCTTCGTCTTTACCTTTACCAAGATAGTCTCTTGATATACCATTTAAATCATACCTGTATCTATTCTCATCAATAAGAGATGCAGCTATCATTGTATCTACAATTTGTCCGTTTATTTGTATACCTAGTGATCTTAACCAACATACGTCATACATTGCATTGTGAAATATTTTTGTAGAGTCTGATCGCATTTGATCTTGAAACCAATCAAGAACCATCTTACGATCCATGTTACCACCGCCTTCGTGTGCTATTGGATAATATGCGCACCAGTCATGTGTAGCTAATGATATACCTACAACATCACCTACACCCACGACAGAGCCAGATCCCATTCTCTCGTTTAAGTTTGGATCTTTTGTTTCTAAGTCTATGGCTATCTCATCGTACTTTCTTAAATCAGGAAAGTCTGTTGGTGGTATCCACTCTGTTTGTGGTTTAAATAGTATCTTCATAATCCCTCTCAATCGCCATTTCAATATAATGTATAGCCTTTAATAAATCTTCTTTGTGTCCTTTTGATTTATGCCTACACAAATATTTTATAGCGTTCCCCTCCGCGAACGGTAAGTTATTTTTATTTATAAACTCACTTGCCTGTATCTTCATTGAGCGATAATGATTGCCGCCTATCTGCTTTTTGTATGCATCTCTCATATTTTATATCCTTTGTAAATGTCCTTTGGTCTAATAATGTGTAAATGATTTTTAGTTCTGGTTGCTCCAACATAGAACAATCTGTTTTCATCATCAGGATTTTGTTCGTAGTTTCTTTGTGTATTTCTAGATAGATCTGTTAATAGAACAACGTTATCTTGTTCACCACCTTTTACCCCGTGTATTGTAGACAGGGTAATTCTTGGAGCAGAGTTTAACTTCTCACCGTTTTCTCTCATCCTTCTTATATATCTAACTTTCTTCTGTGGTGCATTATCAAAAGCATTATACCATACGTCATTTGTTTTCAACCACAATCTCTCTCTTAAAGATTGCATTGTGTGTCTGGCGTCTTTGTCCATATACTTCAAACAACTTTTTTCAAAATGTTTTTCTGACATGTAAGATGATATTCTACTAATTTGATCGTAACTGATATCCACACCTTTACGCAGATTTTCCCAATCATTTACAGCGTTGTATAGGTCTTGTTCTCTATTTGTTTTAAATTTGTTCTGATAATACAATCCTTGTGAGTATAGTGTATCTTCTAAATCATTTAACATAAATTTAGTCCTAGCCAACACTAGCCAATTACCTTGACTCATGTTAACTTGTTCGAAGTCATCGTAATATGAAAGTAATCCTCTTTGTGTTTTTGGTCTCCACTCTTTTGGTAGTCGGTTTTGTATCTTATTTACTATGCGTGATGCCACATCATGAACTACCTGCGGTATACGGTATGACTGTGTCAACTGCATTATCTTTCCTGTCTGTGATATAAAACTATCTACGTCCGCTCCTGCCCATCTAAATATGGCTTGATCATCATCACCTGCTATAAATGTATCTTGTGTCTTATCCCAAATAGATTTTGCCATACCCCATTGTGTTTGTGATAGATCTTGTGCTTCGTCTATAAATACAACATCAAATCGTGGCGACCTATCTGCTTTGATAAATTCTGTAATCATGTCTGTAAAATCAATTAAGTTATAATCTTTTTTGTATTGATCTAAATCATGTACAAACTGTTTAAGTTGTTTGACCGTTATGTCTTGTGTATGTTCTTTTAAATTATATTGTTGTTCTGGTGTAATGCCTCGTAATTTAGCTATCTGCACTATGCGTAGTAAGTCACTCTTAGTTGTAAATAATCCTGAGTGTTCATTGTCATACTCGTGATAATCTACTATCAATCCCATTTTTCTACCCAAGTCTTCATAGTGTCTACGCTGCATAACTTCATCTTTCTTTATACCTAGTCTTCTAAAAGCCAGAGAGTGTAGTGTTCTAAAATATGGTAAGTCATCCTCTGATAAATTAAATTTTAACATAGCCCTATCTCTAGCTTCGTAAGCAGCTTTTTGTGTAAAAGAAAAATAACCAATCTTGTCAGGATCAGTTTGTTTTAAATACTTATCTACTTCATTTAATAATGTAGTTGTCTTACCTGTACCAGGTGGACCAAGAACAATAGTTTTCAAAATGCATCCTCCCTTTTAAATACTCTATCTTTTATTTTTGTGTCTTCTTTTTCAAACTCTTTTACTTTTATAATTGATAACTTCTTCTTACCCACTGTCATTCTTACTACCTCACAGCTACAGTGTTCTGTAAGTAAAAAATTTGTAACGTCATACTTCTCTGACCATTTGTGCCTGTGTAAAAACTTGTGATAAAATTCACCAAAAATAAAATGATGATAGCCGCCTTTGTTCCACACGTTGCCAGATTCCATGTCTTCTTTTGTTGCACCTTCTGCAGTTCTACTTGTACAATAGTTTTCAAGATGTTGTGATAGCTGATCTTTTTTAGATGCACCCTCTGGTGCTTCCACTAATTCTGGATTAGCCATCAAAGACGTGACCATGATGTCATAATCTTTTGGTTTTAGTTTTGGTGGATATTTATGTATTTGATTCATACATGCTCTTATAAACAATCTTTGTTCCTGTAATTCTTCTGCTTTTATTTCTACTCTTTCACCATCTACATTCAATCTATATAACGGTGGATCTAATTTTACAATCTGTAGATCTGACAGCTGTGGAAATAATAGTTGTGTCCCAATACCAAACTTTCTTGTTTTACATAATTGTTTGTCACAATGATTACACATTGGTTCTTCGTTACACTTAAAACCATAATCTTTGTTATCCTTCTTTTTTCTTTCTATAATGTCGTCTGTAAGTGGTGTTGAAAAATATCTGTGATTAAATGTGCTTAATTTATTACGCCACTCTTCTGGCCACTTCTTTTTTGCATACACCATGTATTGAAACAATACTCTGTCTCTACCATCTGTAAGTTTTTCTCTTGTTAATGATTCAAGACAAGGTGGGCCATCATCAAACTCTGATGGTGGTCTCTGTATTTTTAAATCTTGTAGTTGCTGTGGAGATATCTGTATTAAGTTTTGTAAAAAATCCAACAGTGTAACAGCATTGCCTTTAGAATCATAGGCATATCTTGTTGTATTTTTAAAATTAAAGTATGGTAAGTTTAAGAAATTTCCTGTATCATCTTGCGATTTTAATTCAATTTGTTTCGGAAACACCTCAGCATTACCAAAACCAAGTATTGCACTAACAGACATAAGTTTATCTCTCATTAATTTTGCAGGCACAAGATCTGTTGTAAATAAAAATATATGTGCACCACCACTTTTAGATCTGCATGTCACTAGTGGTAGTTTGTATGTGTTTATCTTTCTAATTATTTCTTTGTGATCAAGAGTGTATTTATCTACATCAATACATCCCCATCTACATTTATTGTCTTCGTTGATTGGTATGATACCAAGACTAGGTTCAATACCATTTAAATGATTTTGCCAAAGTTCCTCTGTCACTGGTTCTCGTTTTACAAACGACTTGCCTTTGACTTTAAGTCCATCGGCACCCTTCTTGTCCACATAGGTGCAACCATGTGCTCGCATTAATCCTGTAAATATCTGTCTAAATCTTTCCATAATTATTTTGTTGGGGGCGGGTCCAGTCTCCCATCACCGCCCCTCTATCTTCCAATGGAAGTCTTTAGTATGGTGAATCGGATTTGGATTCCTGTTCTCCGTGTTTTACATTAACATCACCCTTTGAAACATTTGCTCCAAAGTCTTTTGCTATTTTATAAATACCCGGATCACTAATAGGTCCAACTCTAGACACGTCCCAGCCAAACCATGTGCCTTTGTCGTTTGACTGTTGCACAGTTTTTAACTTGTAAATGTGGCTATATGTTGGCGGTGTAAACATACCGTTTTTACCTTGCATCTTCAAACCCATCATCATTGAGTTCCATTTTCTACTTACTTTTAGTTGAGTAGCTTTCATGGATATCAACGCTGTTGTTGGATTATTACCAAGTATAACTACGAAGTGACTCGCTGTGTTTTCAAGATAATTACCATTTGATAATCTATCTTTATTAAACTTATCTCTTGTAGTTGACGGTAAGTCATCTCCAGCTTCATATATTTTTACTGGAGCACCTTGACTCTCACCTCTGTCTTGCCATTCGATGTGCTGTCTTTTGTAGTGCACTGGCACGAC